TTCCTTATTGTCTTCAGCAAATTCTGTTTCTTTGCCTTCTAAATTATCATCAATTTGTTGATTATCAACTTTTTCTAAATTGTCCACAAATTCTTGAATTTTTTCTAAAGAAAATTGAGGTTCTTCTTTTTCAGCATAATCAACTAATTTTTCTAATTTCGCAGGAATAAATCCTTCTTCTTCAGACATAGAGAAGTTTAAAGAATAATATTCTTCGCCGTTCTGTAGAACTGCAAATTTCTGTTCTTCATTTTCACAAAATTCTACAATGCGATATTCTGTGTCTGAATAAGTTTCTTTTAAATAGCTGTATAGAGCTGTCCATAGAGCATCGCCAATTTCAACAGCGTATCTATTAAACATTTTTGCTCCTCCTTCTTTTAAGAATTCTGTTAGTTCTTGCATCATGGAGAATAATTGTTGTTTGAAATCTTCCTTGAATGAGAACTAAACGTTTGTAATTTGAGAACCTTCAAAACAAGGTTCGAACTCTTCCCCTAAAATACATAATTTAGAGATAATAGCCTCATTTATAATAAAAAATTCCGGATATCCATTTTCATCTTTTGACCATTCAGCCTTAATTGTTTCTTCATCTAATTCCATAGATTGATTATTTCCGGAAGTTATTATTCTTTGACATTCTGGATATTGTCCTGTCCAAAGATAACCTTCAGTCATTAAATATTCATGTTCATTTTTTCCATCATCTAAAAATTTCTAAAACCAAACCTTAGCTCCTAAATCAACAAAACCATAAGGTCTAGTAGTATCTTCAATATTGAATTCACCATTAGAAATTGTAATCTGTCTATTATGTTCTTCAAAATCTTTTGCGTTCTTATTAAAGAATCCAACAATTGGACTTCCAGGTAATGAATTAGCCATTTCACGCGCAACATCTTTTGTAATAATACTGCGGTTACGATTTGGTTCATCACCAACATAACAAACTTTAATCTAGCATTTAGAAATCAATGGATTAAGAGGCTTAACATTTATAATTTCAATTGGGCTATCCAATTTAATACTCATATGTTTCATTCAATAATCCTCCCCATTAAGACATTGACTCTTTATTCTTTATTGTTTTTTCACTTTTCTAACTATCTTCCTTTTCAGGTCTACCACCCTTATCTCCAGAAGAAGCACCTGTTTTACTTTGACTTTTACTTGTGCTTGTCTAATCTTTTTTACCCAAAACATCTTCTCCATTTATAGTATTACTTGATAATGGAGGAATCATAATTTCGCTTAAATGTAAGAAATCATTTTCAAAAGTAATAGAATTCAAAATAAAACTTTGTGAATGTCCAAGAGCAATCTAAGGTAGCATTTTTGAATATCCAATTTGAGTTTGCTCTTTATATAATTTTGCTAATTCTTTATAATTATATTGCGTTGTTTCTAACATATATAATTTAAAATTATATTTTTTTCTATTTGTATTCTTTGATTGAATATGTCTATCAAAGAACATTGAAAATTGTAATAATAGATTGCGTCCTGATGATTCATCATTTAAAATAGATTTTTCAAGAGATAAATTTCCATCCGTATTAAATAAATTCTATGAAACACCAAGTGAATTATATACAGTTCGTTCTACTTTAGCTAAATCATCAGTAGTTGTAGTTGTATTTTTATCAGATAAATCAATCGACTCTACATCGGCAAATGTAGTTAAAATATCTACCCCAACCGCACGTTTTAACATTTGAACCGCATTATTATGAATATCTCTTGCTTCATCAATATCAAAAATTAAATCGCCATTCTTATCCATTGGAAGTTTTTGAATTAAAATCTTTAATAACTTCTACATTTGTTTTCTGCGGTCTAAATCTTGGGCCGCATCTAAATCAATGATAGAAGGAATTGCAGTAATGAATTGCGGCACATCGCTTCCATTAAAATTAAATTTCACAGAATTTTTAGGATCTAATAAATACCAACTACCACTATCTCCCTAAAAATCTGGTTCTAATTTTCTCTTTTGGTATAAAATATATCCCTTCTTAAATTCATCTGGGAATAAATTTAATACTTTCATACGATAATTAACATCTCTAAAAGTATCAAAAAATTTCATATTAAATTCAATTGCCGGCATGCCTTGAACAGAGTATCTTGAACGGCAATATTCAACAGGAAGTTGTTGTAAAATAATACCTTCTGTAGAAGGAACTACATAACCATAATAACAACCATTCTTTATTACTTCAAGAGCAATATCTCCGCAAATCTTTTTAAGATAAGAATTATCTAAATAATTTAATACTTTACAAAAATCTGTTAATACTTTTTCTTCTTTTACTTTATCATCATAAATCTCAGGAACTACATACCAATCATATCTATATAAAAAAGCAAAATAATTACATACTCTTTCATAAATACCACTTGTCTGATAATAAAAATTTGATATAGCGCGCAATGTTGGAATATCTTTTTCCATCAAAGCTCTTAACACTTCTTTTTTACTTCCAAATGGGTGTCTTAAACAATCCTATCTAGAAGAATTTAAGGAGCCTAACTCTAAAACTGCATCGTCTAAAACTTTAGGCCCCACCTTAATCTTTTTATAATCAGAAACTGTGGAATAATCTCGATATCCATTCATATCGAAACCTTTGGCATGAATTTGCTCATTACGAGATAATTCTTTTTCCAAAATTCCACCTCCTCTTAATATCCTGCTTTTTGCATTATATAATCGTAAGAAATAAGATTTTCTTCATTATATGGAATTTCAATTAATCTAAAATCATGCAAAGCACAAAATCTTCTCTTTTTGTTATCATTGTGCTACTATTGATAAAGACCTCGTTTACCACCAAATTTAGAACTAGCTTCATAATGCTATCTTCCTTGATATTCAATAATAAAATCAATATTACCATCATCATCAAAAACAACAAAATCAAAGCGAAGAGGTCTACCATTTTCACTTCTTAAATCTGGAAAAATATATTCCATCTAAAATCGTAATCCAGCTTCTGTTAAAATTTCTTCAATTTTAATTTCACCTCTACTGGCTCTCACAGTTTTCCTCCTCTCTAATTCTTTCTCTAATATTGGTTGAAGATAAATCGTGTTTCCTTGTATTATAAATAATATTTATATTTAAATCTTTACAAAGCTATTTACCAGTAAAATCACGATTAATATAATCAGCACCAACAAATCTAACATCTATAGGTAAACATTTTAATATTAATTCTAAATCTTTTTCCCCCATTAAAGGAAAAATTTCATCTACTGCTCTGTGAGTTCTTAATTGTAAATAACGTTCTAATAAAGATTCAATAGGCTTATTTTTAATTAATGGACGATCTATAGTAGGATCAGCAATTAATCCAACAATTAAATAATCACAATATTTTTTACATTCATCAAGCATCAAACAATGTCCTGCGTGTAAAAAATCTCCTACTACAGAAGTAAAACCAATTATTTTATTTTCTTTTTTTAACTGATTTAATTTATCTTCCATTTTTGTTCCTTTTCTAAATTATTTAACATCTGTAAAACAATTTTTCTTTCTTCTTCTTTTTTATATCTATATAATCTAATAATATACATATATTCTAAAATAACTACAATATCATAAATATTATTTATTTTTAAATAATTATCTAAAATATCTTTATATTCCTAACTTAATTTATTTTTACTAATATTAAAATTATATTCATAATTATCTAATGACATTCTTAATTTAGCAAAATCCATTAAATAAGAAGAAGCATTTATATTAAACTATGGATCTATAAAATATAATAAATTATTATTTTCTATTATATTGCTTAAAATAGTATCTCCATGAGAAAAAGAAGCATTTTTCTATAATAAATCTTCTTTTTCTTTTAATAAATTTTTACAATAATTAATTTTATCTTCAATTAAATTATCTATTAAATTTTTATCTAAAATATCAAAATGATATTTTAAATTAAAATTATCATATTTTTTATTTTTAAAATTTGAAATTGTTAAAATTAATGTTAATAATTTATCATTAGTAAAATTTTCATTTAATAACTATCCTTCTATATAATTATAATATATATTATTATCTCTTGTTGCTGAAATAAATTTTGGATAATTACACATATTTTCTGCCTATTGAATCCAATTTAAAAATTCTTCTAACTTATCTTTATTTTCTAATTGTTTTTTTACAATAGAACCCATTTTATAAATTTGTTGACCGCTACCACCCTTTAAAGGATAAAAACTTTCTTTTTTAAAGTTTTGTATATTCATAGCTTTATCATCAACATATAAATCTGCTAATGGTTTCCCAAAAATCAATTGATGATATTTTACTTTATATCTAGAAAGCCAATCTATTAATATATCTTGATTTTTTTCTTTTATTAAATCAAGATTTTCATTACAAGATAACATTCCTCTTGAAGTATATAAATAAATTTCAATACCCTCATTATATAAAGTATTTATTTTTTCAATTACTTCTAAATCTGGAATAGCATTAGCATAATCACCATTTCTACTCCTAGAAATTGTATCATCTATATCAAACACTATTCTCATTTAATTCATCAACATCCAATCTTTAGCATTAAAACGTTTCTTTTTCTTCTTATTATCTTCTTCTTGTTTAATATAATAAAGTCCATATTCAAAAGCAGAAAATTTATCCTTTTTAATTCCTTTATTAGCCTGCTTTAAGATAATATTTACGCCTTCATTTTCTTCACGTAAATTCATCATCTCTTCTTTTAATATGGAAGTTAGAACAAATGGTTTTAAATAATCTGTCCTTTGTTCAGGTTTCATATTTTGACCTTTTGTTGTTCCTAATAATTTTACCTTAGCAACTCTTTCATCAATCAACATTTTTACCTTTCCAGAAGATAGTTGAGATTGCGCGTTCGCATGTGCTTCGGTATTAATAGGCGCATTAGCCTTAATTATATACATAGCATCTTGTTCGCAATTTGGTGTTCTATATTTTTTATATTCTGCGTCACCATCATTATACACACCAAAATCCGGAAAAGTATCCCCGGTATCTGGATCAATCTATGTTTTAACCATATAATCCACTAAACCAATACCAAGACCATTTCCGTCGATTACAAGTCTTTTTGCTTTATATTTGTAAAATAGTCGTTTTAATTCAATAGCCTAATCTTCAAAGTGTTCATTATTAATAGTATAAATATTAACTAAACTCTTAATAGAAGAACCTTGCGGCTAAGGTGTTACTTTAAATACACACACTACGGTGTCGCAGCCCTTACGGCCTACGTCCGCAGACAGTATATAAAAACTCGCTTTACTAGCTCTACCAGATGCTTCATATTCTGGTTGTTTTAATATTCTATTTCTATCAAACATTTCCGCATTAAAGAAGGCATCTTCAACGGAACCAGACCAAATACTTTCATATTCTCTATCAAATGAAGCTTCATTGAATGTTCCATCCATTTTTAAGTCTTGTACGAATGTCCTAGATTGAAGGCCAACTAATACTGGTATTCTCCAGGTCCCACCCATTACAAATGACTTTTCTGGTTTAACAATTTGCCAAATCAGCAATTGAATAAGTTTATCATAAGGATATGTATTTTTCCATCCCGCAGTTGTAATATAGATTTGTGATTTATTAAGAGTTTCATTTTCTTGCGTTGTACCATCGGCGCATCTACGGTCGATGTTCATCGTAGGAATAATAACTGCTGATAAAATATCACCATCTACACCAACACATTCTTCTATCGCGCCTCCATGTCGACGCTTACCTCTAGAACTTTCTCGGGCCGCAATATTATCTACGAAAGAACCATTTTTAAATACATATTTACAATAGTCTTTACCTTCAAGAGTAACACCACGACTCCAGTCAATTTCTTTTTTAAAAGCTGGAATGAGAGTACATATTTCCTAAACTTTTTCTTTTAAAATACCTGCAGCCTGTTCTTTACCTCCAGAAGTAACAAATAGTTTACTTCCAGGATATAATATACAACGAATCATAAGAATCATCATAACTAAAAATGATTTAGAATACGCACGCGGAAATACCGCATAACAATACTTATGTCTTATGGCCGCACGTAAAAATACTCTTTGATAAAAGTAAAAATGAAATTTCTGCGGGCCACCATCAGGTCCGGCAAGAAAATCCACAAATAAATCTGGATACTCTCTCCAAAAGGCAATGTATTTTCTTGCTTCTGGAATTATAGCCCGCACTCTTTCTTCTGATAATCCAATTTTTTGTCTTTGTGAAGATAGATTTAGTAAGTCATCTAATGCCATTTAAATCTCTTGGAGCATCTTTAACAATTGCTCATCTTCCTCAATTTGTTCTTCTATAAAATCACCATACTCTGCATAATCTTCATCTGTAAGAGAATTTTCTACTGTTAAAGAATCTAATGTAATTTCTTCTTCATCAATATCTTCTTCTGAAGGTTTAGCTTCTTCTCTTGCCATTTGCTTAACTGCATTTTCAATTAAGTTTCCTAAATTCATTTCTTCTGTAACAAGAGAACGAGTATAGTTTTTCATATCTAATAAAGTTTCATCAACTTTATCCATTGGACCATCAGTATAATATCTTGGAATAAATCCTTCTTTTTCACAAAGAGTTACTAATTCACTAATAGAATCTACAAATTCACCTTGCTCTGCTTTATTCTGTTGCGCAGTAAATTTTCCGGATTTCATTAACTAATCATAGACTTTACTCATCTTCTGGAAACCTTCAACATCACCAATGTCGATCAGTTGATTTGCCTTTAAGGATGTCTTACATAATAATTTTAAGTTATCTATATGTCCGGCAGATTGAATGTCATAAGATTCCATCATTTCCATATATAATTGTTCTAATCGAACCCATTCTTCGGGTTTATATGATTTTCCCCACTTGAGCCGCAAATACATTTTATCTTCATCGGTTAAATCAAGTTCATCAGTTTCATCTTCATAACCTCTATCAAAATAATCTTCTGTAGCTAATGGAGCTGGTGCGTGAACAGGTTCAACGAGTTCTCCTTCGGGCACTGTAAAAGTTGCCTTGTCTATTGCTTCTGCAATTTGAACTGCATCATAACCTTGACGCTTCATTGTTTCTTCAATTTTTTTATTTGCAATTTCTTGTAAATGTTCAGTATGTTCCCAACGATAATCTCGCCATTGTTTTAATTTCATCTTAGAAAGATATCTACCAAGAATTGTCATTCCTGTTAATTTAGATTTATCTTTTCCATATGAAGCAAGTAATTTATTCCATTCATCGGGAATATAAGGAACATCACATTCCTATAAAATCCATAAATAAGTATCTGGATTAAAATTGTCCACATGCGCACTAATACATTTTTTACATTGGCGCAGTTTTCCTTCTTCTGGATACTTTTCTAAATTATTAGACGAATAAAATTCATCGCCACGCATGGTTTTATTACATCGTTCACAATAATAAACTTTATTCGCAGTATCAATTGCTGCCATTAATTATCACTCCTTTATTTTTTCGCATTTCGACATTTTTTACAAATACTATAAAATCCATCTTTTGATGTTTTATTCTTCGAAAAATACTTATTATGAGCTAATTTAATTTGACCGCAACGACTACACTTCTTATATCTACCTTTTTCAATATTTAAATAATAATTATCTAACCATTGGTCTTCCGCAGTTGAAGCTATTAATTTTGGAATTTTATTTCGCCATAAACTTGAAATATATTCAACACTATGCTTAATTCCAAATTCTTGTTGTAATACCATCTAAATTTCACTATTCTACATTCCATCAATTTTACATTCAACTAATTTCATA